ACCAGGTCATCTTGTACAGGCTGATAGGTCCATCATCAAGAAATGGCCCATCGTGGATGTCAGTTTGACGCCAACGCCAGCGGAACCGAGGACACTCGGCGTCCAACGGCTGAAAGCTATCGCACAGGCACACCCGGAACTCAAAGCGTTCCTGCCACAGGCGGATGGTGAATCCGCGGCGGACGGAGAGACGGCCGAACCTGAGCCCAAACCAATCAAGAGTACCGGAGGTGTTACCATGGAACCAACACAGAATGTTGATGTGGCGGCCATCGCTCGCGAGGCTGCCGACGCTGCGGTGAAAGCGTATCAGGCGCAACTCGCCGCAGAACCGCCCACGACCCTAGCGGGTCTGACGGCTATCCTTCCTGCGGAGCCACGAGACCCCAACGACCACGGGCCGTTCAAGAGCTTTGGCGAACAGTTGCTGGCCGTGAAGGCTGCTGGCACGCCGGGCACCTCGCGCGACGAGCGCCTGTATGCCATCAAGGCAACCGGCCTGAACGAAGGCGTCAGTTCCGATGGCGGATTCCTGGTACAACAGGACTTCTCATCGGAGTTGCTGAAGCGCACCTACGCCATGGGGGAAATCGCATCGCGCGTGCGCAAGATGCAAATCAGCGCCAACGCCAACGGCATGAAGATCAACGCCATTGACGAAACCAGTCGCGCTAACGGCTCGCGCTGGGGAGGCGTGCAGGTCTACTGGGAAGCGGAGGCCGCACAGACCACGGCCAGCAAGCCCAAATTCCGCCAGATGGTTCTCGACCTCAAGAAGCTCATGGGGCTCTGCTATGCCACCGACGAATTGCAGGCCGACGCGACCGCGTTGGAATCCGTCATCATGCAGGCGTTCCCCGAAGAGTTCGTCTATAAGGTTGAGGATGGCGTGATTCGGGGCACTGGGGCGGGTCAGATGCACGGCATCCTGGGCAGTGGTGCTTTGGTCAGCGTGACCAAGGAAACCGGTCAGGCCGCGGACACCGTGGTCTACGCCAACGTGCGCAAGATGTGGAGTCGCCTCTGGCGACCATCGCGGCGCAACGCCGTGTGGTTCGTCAATCAGGACGTCGAAGAGCAACTCGAAACCATGAGCGTACCCATCGGCACTGGTGGCGTACCCGTGTTCCTGCCTCCGGGCGGAGTGAGCACGAACCAGTATTCGACCCTGTATGGTCGGCCGGTCATCGCGATCGAGCAAGCCGATACCGTAGGGGATCAGGGCGACATCATGTTGCTGGATCTCAGTCAGTACCTGGTGGCTGAAAAGGGCGGTCTACAGACCGCGTCCAGCATTCATGTCATGTTCCTGTACGGCGAGAACACCTTCCGCTTCACGTATCGAGTAGATGGTCAGCCGCTTTGGAATACCTACCTGACCCCTGCGAACAGCTCGAACACGCTGGCGCCGTTCATCACGCTCGATGCGCGAGCGTAAGGGAGGATGACATGACCTATCCATGGAGTCTCGCGGAGAACCTGAAGTTCGTAAAGTGCTACCAGGGAGCAGCGGATGCAGTCGCTTGTGACGTAGTCTCAATGAAGATGTTCCACAAGGGCTGGTTCGTCATCGTGCACTCTGGATCGGTTGACACCGACCTGGTGTTGTCGCTGTATGAGGCAACCGATGTCGCGGCTGGCACGAATGCGGCCGTCACCACGGCCTGCCCCATCTGGGCTGATACCGACTCGGGCACCACGTCTGACGTGATTTCCGCAACGACGGCCGCGTACAGCTACACCATCGATACGACACTTGTGCCGAATCAGTTGGTGATCATGGAGGTAGATAGGCGGCAACGCCTCGAATGTCTGTACAATTCTGTTTGTGGGTGCGCCACGCTACACCGGCGCGACCCTGGCCGCAGCCATCACGGATTGATGACCTGGGACAAGGGCCGGGCGGGGCAACCCGTCCGGCTAACCCCGCAAGGGGCTAAACCCGACAGGAGAAAGTGCAACTATGGGTAACAGAACAGCTCTATTCAGTAGGACTCAGCCGGGCGGTGTGTTCACCATCGCGGATCTTCCCGAACACCCCGGCGATATCTGGTTCGTAGATTCGGGCGCATCGGGAGCCGCAGACAGTGCGGGCGCGGGTCAGAACCCCGACGTGCCATTCGCGACGCTGGACTATGCCATCGGCAAGTGCACCGCTTCGAATGGCGACACCATCTATGTCATGCCTGGTCACGCGGAAACCAAGAGCGTCACCGGCTCACTGTGGGCAGCCGACGTCATCGGCGTCCACATCATCGGGCTGGGCGAAGGCGCACTTAGGCCGACGTTCACCTTCTCGCACACCGGCGCAGCCTGCACCATCAGCGCCGCGAATGTCACGCTCGAAAACGTGATTCTCGTCTGTGGTGTGGACAGCGTCACCGCGCCGTTGACCATCAGCGCTGCCGATGTAACCCTGCGCAACGTCGAGTACCGTGACGCGGCCAACGTGGAGTTTGTCGTTGGCGTAACGACCACCAACGCGGCCGACCGTCTGCACATCGACGGCCTGCACTACCGCGGCGACATGGCGACTGGCAATGCGCTGACCGTTGGCATTGACCTGGCCGGCGTGGCCGATGCGCTCATCGAGAACTGTATCTTTGAGAGCAACGCGGCATCGACCGCGTGGGTCAACTTCTCGGTTGCCTGCACCAACGTGCATGTTCGCAACTCGCTCTTCAACGACAAGACCACGACCCTCAGCAAAGACGTGGTTGACACGGCGACCGGTTCGACCTGGTCTGTCTCGAAGTGCTTCGACCTGCGCGGTGGCTATGAGTTCTCGGGTGGCTCGGGCTCGGCGCTCGCCTCCGGCGACGTCAGCGCCCTGGCGGCGGCCATCGCAACGGTGGATGGCTACTTCGATGTGCCAGTGGCAGACGCAACCGGCAACACGACCATGCGCGACGTGGTTGGCATCAAGACTGACGCGGCGGCAACCGGATCCGTGTCCAACGTCGAATCGCTGATGGCCTACGCCAAGCAGAACGTGACCGCGGGTATTGCAGCGGCCGCGGCTATCGGGGTCATCGATGAGTTCCACGATGTGCCAGCGGCTAACAACGTGCTGAATGCCCAGATCAATGAGGTCATCGGCAACAAGGAAGACACCGCCGCGACTGGTGCTGTCACCACCACCGATACCCTGGTTGGCTACATCAAGCAACTCGTCACCGAAGCGATCACCGCGGACGCCTGGGCTATCAAGACCGTCAAGAAAACCGGGCTGGCACTGGATGCCGGCGACGTAGCGGATGTGTTCACGATCGCAGGTGGACCGATCGAGTTGCTGGGCCTCAACATGCTCGTGACGACTGCCGTGTCGGCTAATGCCTGCGCGTGCTACTTCCTCACCGATCCGACGTTGGCGGACTACGCTGATACGCCTTTGTGCGCCGGCGCTGACATCAACGCGGCAGCCATCGGCAACGTGTTCTCGATCATCGACGCCGACAGCGCAACGGCCTGGGTCAAGAACGCTGACGGCACGAATGTGGGCCGCATGATGGAAATCGGGTCGCAGTTCCTGATGCCGGGTGGCATTGACTTCAAGGCTGCCAATGCTGACCCGTCGACCGGCGTTGCCGACGTGTACCTCACGTATCGACCGCTCTCCAGCGCGTCGACCGTGACGGCATCGTAAGGGGGGGATGACATGAGCGCAGAACTGGTCACCATCGGCAATGCGGCAGTCATCCGCGATAGCAATAAGCCCTGGCGCTGGCTGGACGCCAATGGGCCAAACGTGACGGAATGGAAATTCAATCCATACGGTGTGTTTGTGGCCTCGACCACGACCATGGACGGCTACACGCATACCGCCATGACATCCGGTAACATGACCGTTGAATCCGGCGTGGACGGCGGAGGTGTCACCATCACCGCTGGAGCCGGAGACAATCAGGGCGGGCAACTGCAACACGTCATCGAGGCCTTTTACTTCGCCCAACCCTGGCCCGCGTATTTCGGCGTCTGTCTGGCGCTGAACGACGCGGATCAGACCGATTTTCTCGCCGGGCTGGACATTTGAGGCCGCATTGCCGAATGACGAATACCTGACCCCGACACTGGCGTTTCTCACGGGTGAAGGGACGGCCAACACCATGACCATCAAGTGGGCGAAAGCCTGGCAAATCCGCGAGGCGGTGTAATCGCAATCGGGCGGGCGGGGAACCGTCCGCCCCCTTACAGGGGGCGCGCATGACAATCTTGAGAACTGTAGCAACTGGCAGCGGTGCGCTCGACGCGGCACA